AGGACTGACGAGGAGCATTACAGAGGACTGTGTGAGCTGATCGGTGAACATGAGATCTCCTGTATAGCGGCTGACCCTTCTGCTGCAAGCTTTATCGAGGTCATCAAAAGGCACGGAAAATACAGTGTGATCCCCGCAAAGAACAATGTTATGGACGGGATACGTCAGGTAAGTACGGCTCTTAAATCGGGAACGGTAAGAATATGCCGCTGCTGCCATGACAGTATCCGTGAATTCGGCTTATACCGTTGGGAGAGCGGAGGCAGGGATATGCCGGTAAAGGAGAACGATCATGCAATGGATGATATACGTTATTTTGTCACTACCGTTCTTTGCAGAGAGGAAGATGTTTTTTTCGTGGGCTCTGTAGACAGGCGGTGAGCTGCCGATCCCGGGTGCGGTCACGCACCGCTGGAAAGGAGGTGAAAATATGGAGTTTTTCAGAAGAAAAAAGAAAAATGAAGAGCTTGCAGTTCAGACAGCGGCATGCAGCAGCGGTACGGGGTCAGTCCTCTCATCGCTGAATATGCAGAGCGTATGTGAACGGAGACTGTATAAAAGCCTGAGAGAAAGCCTGCCGATAATAGACGCGGCAGTTTATAAGATCATAAGGCTTGTCGGAGGCTTTAAGATAAAGTGCAGCAGTGAACAGGCGGAAAAGGAGCTTTCACACTTTCTTGCTGATGTAAGGGTAAACGGAAATCAGAGAGGCATAGACTGTTTTCTTTCGGCATTTCTCGACCAGCTTATCACTTACGGAACAGCAGTGGGAGAGATAGTGCCTGACAGCCGATGCAGAAGGATAGCGGCGCTCTACAATGCCTCTCTTGATGATGTCGAGCTTGAAGAGGGCAGCGGACCGTTTGATATCAGATTTTTTCTGCGTAACACTTCAGGTGAAAGAACGCCTGTGAGGTTTCCGTCTCTTGTGCTATGCAGCACCTTGATGAACGAGCCGGGCAAGGTATACGGTACCTCACTGCTGAGGGGCTTGCCGTTTATCAGCGATATCATGCTCAGGATCATTAAGGCTGTCGGGACAAACTGGGAAAGAGTGGGAAACGTCAGATTTGCCGTTTCCTATAAGCCCGGAGAAAACGACAGGAGCTTTACAAAGGAAAGAGCCGCTCAGATAGCCTCCGAATGGAGCAAGGCAATGAACAGCAGCGAGCCGAAGGATTTTGTGAGCGTGGGTGATGTGAGCATAAAGGTCATAGGCGCTGAGAATCAGATACCTGACTGTCAGGTGCCTTCGAGAATGCTGCTCGAACAGATCCTCTCGAAGCTCTCGATACCGCCGTTCCTGCTCGGGCTTTCGTGGTCGACGACTGAGAGAATGTCCGGACGCCAGGCGGATATACTCACGACAGAGCTTGAATTCTACCGCAGACAGCTTGAGAGCAGCATAAGAAGGATATGTGATCTGTTCCTTAAAATGGAGGGCTTTTCCGCAGATTATACTATCGAATGGGATAACATCGATCTTCAGGATGAGGTTGAGCTTGCAAGGGCGAGACTCCTTAATGCTCAGGCGGATGAGCTGCTCAAAAGGACTGAGACTTACGACAGGAAGGATGAGTGATAGTGGAGAAGGTGAATGGGGCTCCGCTCGAGGGTGAGCTGGAGCTGATAAATAAATATACAAGAAGGCCGCTCGGAAATGATGATGTGTATACTTTTTCGGTAGTTCTCTGTGACAACGATATCGACAGGGACTATGAAAGATTTTCCGATGAAGCGCTTGAGAGTTTGAGCAGACTGTATATCGGTGTGACCGGTATCACTGACCATGAGCCGAAAACGGGAAACCAGAGTGCAAGGATATTTTCCTGTGCTGCCGAACAGGTTAACGGAAGGCTCACCTCTGACGGAAAGCCTTATAAAAGGCTATGTGCAAGGGCGTATATGCCCAGAAGCGTGAAAAACAACGAGCTTATCCTTGCGCTTGACAGCGGAATAAAAAAGGAGGTGAGCATCGGCTGCGCCGTTAAAAAGCGAAGCTGCTCGGTCTGCGGTGAGGATATTTCTATCTGCGGACATATCAAGGGCAGAAAATACGGCGGGAGCCTGTGCTTTGCGGTGCTTGATGAGCCGTCTGATGCCTATGAATGGTCCTTTGTGGCAGTGCCTGCTCAAAAACAGGCAGGTGTGATAAAGTGCTATGAGGGAAACAGAAAGAACGGTATCGACATTATGCGAAGGGAGGTGAACAAAACGGATATAGAAAAAAAGCTGTTTGCAGGAGAGGAACAGAGCTTTTCCGGCGAGGAGATAAGAGCACTTGCAGAAAAGTTCAGGGCGCTTGAAAGGAAGGCTGCCGAGGGAGAGTTTTACCGTGACAGTCTTATAAAAGAGGTAAGGGGGCTTTCTGCCCTTGTTCTGCCCGAGCTGAGCACAGACACTCTTGCACATATAACGGAGGAGCTTTCGGTAAGACAGCTTTCCGAGCTGAAAAAGTGCTTTGAGCAAAGGGCGGAGGAGCTTTTGCCCATGAAGCCGCAGCTTGCGGCTGCAGGCGGCAGAAAAAACAGTAATACAGACTATAACAATATATGAAATATAAGGAGGAGGAAAAACAATGAAGGTTTCTTTTGAAGGCTTTGACGAAAAGACAGCAACATTTGAAACGTCATCAACTTCCATAGCAGGCAAGCCTGTTGCGATGACGGCAAACGGCAGAGTGCAGCCCGTAACAAGCGGCGCCTTCTGCGGTATATGCAAGGGAGTAAGAGAGGGCTATGCCTCGGTACAGATCGGCGGATATATAAGGGTAGGCTATACCGGCGAGCTCAGCGTGGGCTATCAGAAGCTTGCGGCAGCAACAGGCGGCAAGGTGACGGTGGATTCTACAAACGGCAGGGAATATCTTGTTGTGGACGTCAATACTACTGCGGGCATTGCAGGTATCATTCTTTGATAAGGGAGGAAACACACTATGGCATATTATGACAGTATAAGACTTGAAAAGGGGATGTACAACAGCGGCAGGTCACTGACTGAGGTGCTTGAAGAGCTTGACCCCTCGGAGAATTATAAGGGCAGTGAGCTGGAGGGGCTTGACGCCTTTCAGAGACAGCTAAAAAGATATGATATCAAGGTGGGAGGAGAGCGCTCCGACAGCGTGCAGAAGTTCTTTGAGACCTCGGATTCGGCGGCGCTTTTTCCTGAATACGTATCAAGAGCGGTCAGAAGGGGCATTGAGGGCAGCGATCATCTCGGGGACATAGTTGCGGCAAAGACAGTTATCAACGGAATGGACTACCGCTCTGTGGTATCAGCCCCTGCCGATGAGGAAAAGTCGCTCAGACCAGTTGTAGAGGGAACAGTGCTTCCGCAGACCAATGTAAGAACGAGCGAAAATCTTGTAAAGCTAATAAAAAGGGGAAGAATGCTCGTTGCTACCTATGAAGCGATAAGATTTCAGCGGCTTGATCTTTTCACGGTGACCCTCCGCCAGATAGGCGCGCACATCGCAAGAGAACAGCTCAAGGACGCAGTGAATGTGATAATAAACGGCGACGGCAACAATAACAGTGCTTCGGTGGTTTCGGTCACAACGGCAAATACCCTCACATACGATGATCTTATCAAGCTTTGGGCGGAGCTTTCACCCTATGAGCTTAACACTATACTTGCGCCGACGGATATGATGAGAAAGCTTCTTGCTCTTACCGAAATGAAGGACGCTCAGGCGGGTCTGAATTTCCAGGGTACGGGAGAAATGATAACTCCTCTCGGAGCAAAGCTTATACATATCCCGAGTATGGCTTCGGGCAAGATCATAGGTCTTGACAAGAACTGCGCTCTCGAGATGGTGCAGTCGGGAGGTATACTTATGGATACCGACAAGCTCATCGACAGACAGCTTGAGAGAGCCTCGATAAGCTGTATCGCAGGCTTTGCAAAGATATTCACGGACGCTTCAAAGGTCCTTCAGTAAGGCTTTGGGAGGAATGACGGTTGAATTACGAAAGGATTCTTGATCTGTTCGGTAAGCTGTCAGGACTTCCGGAGGAGCTTGTAAGAGAACAGGGCTTTCTGTGCGATATGAGTGCTCAAAACATTTTGGCAAGGCTCAGATGTCCTGCAGAGCAGTGCGGCGGTAAGGCGGAGCTTGCTGCCGCTGCTCTTGCTTATTACAGATATGTTCTCTGGACGATGACTGACGGCGGTGCAGAGGGGATAAAGGTGGGAGATGTCTCTGTGAGGAACGGAAAGGAAAGACTCCTTCATGCGGAGAGACTGTTCAATGAAGCACTTGACGAGCTTCGCGGCTGCATCGGAGACGACAGCTTTGTGTTTGAAAGGATATGAGCCATGAAGGAACTGGAAAGAGCTATAGAAAGGCTTGGCTGCACGGCATACGCTGAGAGCAGCGAGGGAATAAAAAAGGGAAGGGCTGTGATCTTTCCTGCAAGATATGAGCACAGTCAATGGGGCGCTGAGGAGCATTTGCCGCAGGGCAGGTGCGATGTAAAAAGATATATTATGTTCTGCACAAGGGAACTGCTTGAATTCTCGGACTACGGCAGCAGGATATATTCCGGAGGTGACAGCTTTGTGCTGATATGGAAGGACGAGAACATCTACGATACGGGAGCATTTTATAAATCGTGCCTCAGAAAAATCACGGAGGAGTGTGGAGAGTGAGAACAGACTATGTGGAAATAATGCTTCAGAGGCTCTCGGATAGTGAAGAGCTGCGTGGGTTCAGGCTTTTCAGAGCCGATGAGTTCCGCGAGCTTGGATATCCCGTTTCAGGGACGATAGTGGTGATAGGTCGGGAGGAGGCTTCTCTCGGCTGTCTCCTCGGGGGAGACAGTCTTTTCGGAGAGGAAAGGCTGTCTGTCATTGTGATGACCGATGAAAAGCAGGGCGGCGCCTTTTGCGCGGAAAGGGCAAGACAGCTGTGCAGTGCTATGCTTGACTGCGATGCAGAGAAAATGATCGTGTCTGTCTGCGTGGAAAAATGTATGTACGACAGAACAGCTTTTGCATATAAAGTAATAATGAGATTTACGCTGAGGGAGCATGAGCAGCATAGACAGGGGGAGACAGCATGAACGGGAAGACCGCCTTATGCGGCAGAGATGCGGTAATATATATTGACGGCAAAAGACTGATGCAGGCGGAAAAAGCCGAGCTCAGAATTATTCGTGAGCTGCACAGGGTGAGAAGCTGCTTTCAGGGAGAAAACGCTGCTCTTGCGTCAGGCAGGAAGGAGTATAAGCTGAACCTTACGGGTGTGAGGTTCAGCGCTCCCTTTGAAAACTGCAATTATTATGATACGGACAATTTTACCGCAGAGCTGGTGCTTGATGATGAAAGGATAGTGCTTGAGGGCTGCAGATGGGACGAGCTGAGCGCTCTTGCAGAAAAAGAAAAGCTGAGGGAGCATATCAGTATTCTTGCCCTGAGGCTGAGAAAAGAGGAATGAGATGAAGGAAAGTGAAAATGCGGCGCAGATGAGAGAAGGGCTGAGCTTCACCGCAGATGAGACTGAGCGGCTGATGTTTATTTCTGACATAGTAGAGAACGATGCCCTGAGATATGAAAGGCTGCTCGATGCGGAGGAGGAGTATGATGAACTGTGACGGTAAAATGAGCTTCGGGGATTATATCTTTCCGATAAATCCGTATCTGATAAAGCTCACCCATAAAAAACAGATCGCCGAGCAGCATATCCCGATGAACGGCAGTGTCGTGTCGGATATGGGAAGGCTGACGGTCAGGATAAGCGGCGAGGGGGAATTCTGCGGAGAAAACTGCAGGGAGGATTTTGAGGCTCTGAAGCGGCTGTATGAATGCTCGTCCGCAGAGATGCTGTATATCCCGTCTCAGAAGCCGGTATATGCCGTTTTTGAAAGGCTTGAGCTGATAGGCAGTGATGTCGAAGGGGTGATAAGATACTCCTTTTCTTTCGTCGGCAGCAGTGAAGCTCCTGCCGGCAAAAGAAGGTCGGCAACGGGAGACGGCAAAAAATGCCTGTGGGATATCTCCTATGAGAGCGGGATAGATATAGATTCGCTGGTCGATATGAATCCGGATATTAAAAGACCGGATATCCCGATACCTGCCGGAAGGAGGATAATCCTTTGCTGAAATATATCATAAAAGACGCCGAGGACAGATCCGTTTGCTTCACTTCACCGCTCAAGGTCAGTATAGTGTCGTCGCTTGATGCCCCTGCAGACAGGCTCAGCGCTGTGTTTGCGGTAAAGGGTGATGTTCCTGCGCTTTATTCCGCAGAGGTGCTGAAGGACGGAGAAAGAGTGTTTTATGGTCTGATAGACGAGCAGAGCGTGGAGCTGAACAGAAACGGCAGCTTTCTTTCCGTATCCGCCAGAAGCCTTGCGGCACTGCTGCTTGATAACGAGGCGCACCCTCAGATATACTGTTCTCCGTCAATGCCCCTGCTTATGAAAAGACATTTTGAACCGCTTGGCTTCAAAAGCTACAGAGGAACAGAAAAGGCGTTCAACGGACAGCTTGTTGTTTCAAAGGGCATGAGCGAATGGTCGCTGCTGAAAAGCTTTTGCAGATATTTTGCTCAGACCGAGCCGAGGATCACTAAAAACGGGGTGATAGATATAAGCGGAGAGCAGAAAAACGAGGTGCTATGTCTTGCTCCCGACAGAGCCTACTCGATAAGACATGAGCTAAGGAACAAGGCGCTCATTTCGGAAATAAGGGCGAGGACCTACGCCTCGGGAGATTATATCATGCCGATAAAAAGCGATCTTGCAGAAGAGCTGAGGATCCAAAGAAAAAGATATGTCAATGCGGTGGGCAGCAGGAGCGGCACGGTAATATCTTCAAGGCGGATAATAAAGCAGTCGGAGAGGGAATATGAAAGCCTTGTTGTCGGCTGTGCAGGCTGTATGCTGTGCGACACGGGCATAACTCTGAGGATAGCAGGTGACAAAAAGCAGTACAGGATAAGGGAGGTCGTCTATACCCTCGATACATCGGGAGAAAAGACGAGCATCTATGCGGAGGTGAAAAGAGAGTGAGGCTATCTGAAAGAATTAACAGAAAAAACACCGGAAAAACTATTTGCAGTGCCGGCTCGATAAGAACAAGCGCTGACAGAAGAGTTGCGGCGCAGGAGGTCAACGGAACAAGACAGCTCTCGGTTGTAGCACCCGCAGGTGTGGCTTATATCCCGAAGGCGCGAGAGGATGCGGTGGTGCTTTCAAACGGGAACGAGCAGCTTTGCATAGGCGTAAAAATGCCTGCAGGCGAGAGAGAACTGAAGCCGGGAGAGGTGATGCTCTTTTCCACGGGGACGAGCTATATTCATCTTACCGCAGACGGAAGGATAAATATATGCGGAGAGGTTTATATAAACGGTGTGCGTCAGGAGGCGGAGTGATACGGATACAGCAATTAATATCAACGGTGATGTCGCAAGAGACAGCGGCGGAAGGGTATATTATGTTTCGGGCAGGGAGGAGACCGCTCAGAGGCTGTATATCCTTCTTTCGGCAAAAAGGGGCGGCTTTATCTACGGCAGAGAGCTTGGCAGCGGGATAGGTCTTGTAGGGCTGACGGACAGTGACGCCGCATTGAGGGTAGAGGCATACGCAAGACAGGCGCTTGCCGGAATGCCGTCTGCGGAGGTCACGGGGGCGTCTGTAGCAAACGGTGCGGTGACGGTTTTCGTTGCCGTGGACAATGAGGAATACAATATAACGATAAGAAGGGAGGCGGATGCATGAGCCCGACATATCAGGAGATACTTGGAAGAATGAACACAAGATTCACACAGCTTTCGGGACTTGAGCCGGATACTGCAAGTGATATCGGGATAAGGATAAAGCTGCTTGCAGGAGAGATATATTCACTGACAAGCGAAATAGAATATCTTAAAAGACAGATGTTCCCGACTACTGCCACTGGAGACAAGCTTGATCTTCACGCAATGCAGAGGGGACTTGAAAGGATCAAGGGCAGCAGAGCCGAGGGTACTATAGTATTTACTCTTGAGGCGCCTCTCGAATACAATCTTATTATACCTGCGGGAACGATCTGCACAACGGGCGACGGTTCGCTGAATTATATTACAAAGCAGGACGCTGTGATCTACAGGGGCAGCAGCTATGCATGGGTAAGAAGCACTGCCGAGGACAGCGGAGAAAGATATAATATCGGCTCGGGCAAGGTCAATACCATAGTTACATATTTCTCGGTGGGGATCAGGATAAATAATTCGACAAGCTTTACGGGAGGTACTGATGACGAGACTGACGAGCAGTTGAGGGAAAGGCTTGCAAAAAGCTACAAGGATACTCCCGACGGCGCAAACGAGGCGTATTTTGAGAGACTTGCCCTGAGCGTAGACGGGATCCAGTCGGCTAAGGCTTATTATCACCCGAGCGAACCGGGATGGGGAATAATAGTTTTGGGAGGCAGAGGAGCCGTGCCTGATACGACTGCTTTCGACGAGGCTTCAGAGCTGCTGAACAGCCAAAAGCCGTTCGGGGTCAATTTTCTGATACAGAGATGCTCAACTGTTGTAAAGGATATAAGCGTGAGCATACAGGTGAGTGAGGGCTATCTTTACAGCAGCGTAAAAACTGTTGCTGAGGAGAGTATCAGGAATTATTTTCTCGATCTGTCGGTCGGTGAGGACGTGCTTCTTGCGGCTTTGGGAAAGGCGCTTCTGGAGACGGAGGGCGTTGAAAACTATTCGTTTGCTCAAGGCTCTCAGGACAGTGAGATAGTAAACAGCTGTCTTGCCGTGCTTGGCACGCTTTCCGTCAGCGAGATGAACTGATGAGGAGGAAAAGCCATGTCGGAGCTTGAAATGATGAAAAAATGTCTGGAGGATACGGGACTCTATGATGTAAGGAACGACAGCGTGATACTTGCCGAGCTTTCCGCCTATGCCGAGGGGCTTGATATCTGCTTTGACGCCCTTGACGGGATAGAGAAGGAAATGCTTGTTGCAACAGCTGAGGATGAGGGGATAAGAGTGAGACAGCAGCTCACGGGAAGGACTGCTGTCGGGACGAGTATTGAAGCCCGAAGGAGCGCGCTGATAAAGGCTCTTTCGATCTGCTCGGAGGATCATACCCTGAGCGGTATGCAAAAGGTGATCGATAGCTTCGGTCTTCACGGGGAGCTTTCCTTTGACAGCGTGAACCACAGAACGGTGCTGAATTGTACGGACGTACTCACGCCTGCAAAAAAGGCGCTTCTCACTCAGCGGCTTAGGGAGTATATGCCCTGCTGGTGGGATTTTGTGCTGCTTCCGTGATAAAAACAACAGCGGACCGCCGTACTGAATGGTATGGCAGTCCGCTGTTGTTGCTTACTTCTCCCGCAGAAAGCTGTCGAAGTATTCCTCGGCTTCTATCTTTTCGTTGTTTGTCCTTCCGTTGGACAGAAATTCCGAATAGCTCTTCGCATCATAGTCTTTGCCGGACATACTGCCGTCGGATATTTCAAGGCTGTTTTTATCCGGAACGGGAGCGGAGTGGTTATTATTTCTCTTTTTCATAACTGTTACCGCCGCCTTGGGTATTTTTTGAAATGAAGGGACGAAAAACACCGCCCCTTCACCTTTAGTATCGGCGGAGAGACGGCGTTTTATGTGCTTTATTTAATGTACATATCCTTGAGCTCGTTGAGGTCATAGGGTGTCTGCTGATATACATAATAATTGAGCCAGTTTGAATAAAGAATTGTTGCGTAGCTGCGCCATGTCAGGGCAGGCAGCGCACGGGGATCGTTGCCGGGAAAATAATTATACGGAAGCTGCGGCTTGAGCCCCTTGTTGCAGTCACGGAAATACTCGTTTGCAAGTGTGTTTCTGTCATATTCCGCATGACCGAAAACATAGAACTGTCTTCCGTTTTTATTTGCAACGATAGCTACGCCCGCAAGGTTTGACGAAGCGAGTATCTCAAGCTCCTCATGCTCTCTTATATCGGAGCGATGAACGCTGGTATATCTTGAATGGGGCAGGAGGATCTTATCGTCAAAGCCCCTCATCAGCGGGTGGAAGATGTTCATTATCCTGTGAACATACACGCCGGAGAGCTTTTCGTCGAGGGTATATTTCTGCACTCCGTGGTGATGATAGATAGCAGCCTGCGCCCCCCAGCAGATATGCATTGTGCTGTATACATGCTTTGCAGACCAGTCCATGATCTCGCACAGCTCATCCCAATAATCGACCTGCTCATATTCAAGCTTTTCAACGGGAGCGCCCGTTATTATCATTCCGTCATAATACTGCTCTTTGATGTCGTCGAATACCTTGTAAAAATTTGTCAGGTGATCCGCAGAGGTGGTCTTGGAAACATGGGTGGCCATTTGCAGCAGCTCGATATCGACCTGAAGCGGGGAATTTCCCAGAAGCCTCAGAAGCTGCGTTTCGGTTTCGATCTTATTCGGCATGAGATTGACTATTACTATCTTCAAGGGGCGGATATCCTGGGTTATCGCTCTGTCGTTTGTCATTACAAAAATATTCTCGGATTCAAGCGTTTTCTGAGCGGGCAGTCCGTTCTGTATTTTTATTGGCATTATGCTCACACTCCCTTTTCCTTTTCATTCCGATAGTATATCACACACTTTTCCAAAATGCAAGGCTGCCATAGTTCGCACTTATGGAAATCAACTACGATTTTTTGCTGCTCTGAGACATTAGCGGGACAAGAGCTTTGCGGTATTTAGGGTTATTCTTGCAATTTTAAAGCTATTCTTGTATTTTACGATTGACATAAAAATAGTTTTGTCCTATAATATGGGAGTATGGCATATAATATCAATACAATGCAATGGAGGCAATAAAATGAAAAGGGTTTACAATTTTTCGGCAGGTCCTTCGGTACTTCCCGAGGTCGTGCTTAAAAAGGCAGCAGAGGAAATGATGGATTATCAGGGAAGCGGACAGTCTGTAATGGAAATGTCTCACCGTTCCAAGACCTTTGAGCCTATCATCACAGGTGCGGAGAGCCTTCTCCGCGAGGTCATGAATATTCCCGATAACTACAAGGTGCTCTTCCTTCAGGGCGGCGCATCAACACAGTTCGCCGCTATCCCGATGAATATAGGCACAAAGAGCGGCAAGGCTGATTATGTTCTTACAGGTCAGTGGGCAACAAAGGCATATAAGGAGGCTGCAAGATATATCAACGCTAATGTAGTGGCTTCCTCTAAGGATAAGACCTTCTCTTACATTCCGAAGCTTGATCCCGATACCTTTACAAAGGATGCGGATTATTTCTACATCTGCATGAACAACACAATTTACGGTACTGTCTATCATGAGCTTCCTGACACAGGAGATATTCCGCTTGTTGCAGATATTTCTTCATGTATCCTCTCAGAGCCGATAGATGTTTCAAAGTTTGGAATCCTCTATGCAGGCGCACAGAAGAACATGGCTCCCGCAGGCCTTACCGTTGTTATCGTTCGTGAAGACCTCATCGGTCATGCAATGGATATCTGCCCGACCATGCTCAACTTCCAGACCCATGCGGACAACGGCTCGATGTTCAACACTCCGCCCTGCTGGACGATCTATATAGCAAAGCTTGTTCTTGAATGGATCAAGAACGATATCGGCGGTCTTGAGAATATGAAGAAGATCAATGAGAAAAAGGCTTCTATCCTCTACAGCTTCCTCGACAGCTCAAATATGTTCAAGGGAACGGTAGTGCCCGAGGATCGCTCACTCATGAATGTTCCGTTTATTACCGGCAGCGACGAGCTTGATGCTAAGTTTGTAAAGGAAGCAACTGCTCATGATTTTGTCAATATCAAGGGTCATCGTTCAGTCGGCGGTATGCGCGCTTCTATCTACAATGCAATGCCTGTTGAGGGCGTTGAGAAGCTCGTTGAGTTCATGAAGGAATTTGAGGCAGCAAACAGCTAAGCTGAATAATAACTATAAAAGGGTGACACAAAATGTATAATATACTTACGCTCAATAAGATTTCTCCGGTGGGTCTTTCTGCTTTAGGAGATAACTATAATGTGGCCGATGAGGCAAGCGCTCCTGACGCCGTCCTTGTCCGTTCTGCTTCTATGCACGAAATGGAGATGCCCGAGAGCCTTCTTGCTATTGCAAGAGCTGGCGCAGGCGTAAACAATATCCCGCTTGACAAGTGCACGGAGAAGGGAATCGTTGTTTTCAATACTCCCGGCGCTAATGCAAATGCCGTTAAGGAGCTTGTTCTCACAGGACTTCTTCTCAGCTCAAGAAAGGTAGTAGACGGTATTGAATGGGCAAAGACCCTCAAGGGCAACGGAGATGCAGTCGGCAAAATGGTCGAAAAGGGCAAGGGTCAGTTCGTAGGTCCGGAGCTCAAGGGCAAGACGCTCGGCGTTATCGGTCTCGGCGCTATCGGTATCCTTGTTGCAAATGCTGCGGTATCTCTGGGCATGGATGTTGTAGGCTACGATCCCTTCCTTTCGGTGGATCATGCCCTTCTTATATCAAGAAAGGTCAAGCACGTTGAAACGCTTGACGAGATCTATGCTGTCAGTGACTACATCACCGTTCATGTTCCTCTCACACCGGATACAAAGGGCGTTATCAACTCCGATAGTATCGCAAAGATGAAGGACGGCGTCCGCATCATGAACTTCTCAAGAGCGGATCTCGTTGTTTCTGCAGATGTTCTTAAGGCTATCTCTGACAAGAAGATCGCCTGCTATGTTACAGATTTCGCAACAGACGACATTCTCGGTGAGGAAGGCGTTATTGTTACACCTCACCTTGGAGCATCTACTCCCGAGTCGGAGGATAACTGCGCTAAGATGGCTGCTGAGGAGATCAAGGACTTCCTCGAGAACGGCAACATCACGAACTCTGTCACCCTTCCGAATGTATCAATGGCTAAGTCGGGTGTAGCAAGAGTATGCGTCATTCATAAGAATATCCCGAATATGCTCAGCTCGATCTGTTCCAAGCTTTCCGAGAGTGGCAACAACATTGAGGGAATGGCTAACCAGTCCAGAAAGGACTACTCTTATTCGATACTTGATACCGCCAATGCCGTAGACGCTTCCGCTGTTGAAGCTATCAAGTCTATTGATGGTGTTATCCGTGTAAGAGTTATCTGAAAAACATATGCTTGCTTTTATGCCGTACTCATAAGAGTGCGGCATTTTTGTGTTTCCGGAGAAAGAACAGACAGAATACTAAACACAGCGAATTTTTGGGAGGGGGCGCGGTGTCCGGTGACAGCAGCCGATGCATTGACTTTAGTCATAAAAGGTGATATTATATCATTGGTGTGTTGCACGCATCAGAACGATAACCAAAGCTGAAGGTCATTCCAAAGGAAGTTCAGATATGAAAACAAGTAGTATAGTGACAAGGACAGTCGTATGTACGGTATGTCTGTTTATGATGGTGTGGTATGCAAATTCAAGGATAATAACTATTGGCAGCGCAGCGGGAACGGCGTTCTTTCTGATGCTGGGGTTGTGCGCGGTATTTTTTGACAAGCTGAAGGCACTTGCAAAAAGGCTCAGAAAAAACAAGGCTATGAGGATAATAACTGATTTTTGTTCCCTTGCCGTGCTTGCAGCAGCGCTTCACCTTATCGTGATATCCTGTCTTATGACGGCGTATGCGCTGAAGGCTCCGGTCAAGCCGTCAACGCTTGTTGTTCTCGGCTGTCAGGTAAACGGCACATCACCGAGTCTGATGCTCAGAAGAAGGATTGACGCCGCATGGAAATACCTTGAGGAGCATCCGGATACGCAATGTGTGCTTTCGGGCGGTCAGGGTCCTAACGAGGGTATCAGCGAAGCACAGTGCATGTACGATCAGCTTGTAAAGGCCGGTATAGCTCCCGAAAGATTATATATGGAGGATAAGTCGTCATCTACGGAGGAGAATCTTAAATATACCTATAAGCTGATAGAGGAAAAAGGACTTAACAGAGAGCTTGCAATAGTAACGGACGGCTTCCATGAATTCAGAGCGGCAATGATAGCCGAGAAATTAGGTCTTAGCTGTTCGGCAGTGCCGTCGGATACGCCGTTGTATCTTGCGGCAAATTTTACTACAAGAGAACTGATAGCTGTAACTGCGGAGCTGTTCGGGCTTGCCTGAGCTTGAAGACGGCGGGGAGGATCTGCTGCCGCAGAAGACAGAGGAGAGGATCCGATGAAAAAAGGAATGTGGCTTGCGCTGCTGGCCGTAGTGTTGACTGCGGTGATAATAGCGCTGCCGGTCGCGCAGTCGGAGCTTACGCAAAAAAAGACCACGACTTCAACTGCGGTCGAAAAACTGAACAGAAATATTGTCGAGAGCTCTGATAAGGAGCCGTTGCAGACAAAAAACAGCAATACCGAGGTAAAGGACGAGACCGTCACCTTTCTGGTGCTGCTTGAGGAGACACCGCTAATAGATAAGCTGGGTGCTTCGTCGCACAAATACGGAAGCGTTAAGGAGCTTATCCTTTCTACTGAGGGAAAGTCCTTCTGCGATGCAGAAAGAAAAAGTCAGGCGGTGGCAAAGGCGAGCATAAAAAAGCTTGTTCCCGAGGCTGTTCTTGACGGAGGCAGAACCTTTTCCGCGTTGTTCAACGGGCTGACCGTAAGGGCGCCGATGACGGCAAGGGAAAAGCTTGAGAGCATAAAGGGCATAGACTCGGTATTTGTACTGAGGGATGACTATGTTTTCTTTGACAATGACGGTCAGACCGTAGAAAAGACGGCTGCTGCCGTAAATACACAGAAGCTCACAGAGACTCAGCGGAGCTCCGCAGGGCTTGACGGTGAGCTGATCGGAAGGTATGGAGGAGCGGGAACTCTGATCGCTGTCATAGATAACGGCTTTGATACGGAGGCGGATGTGTTTTCGGAATATCCCGAGGAGGACAGGATATCACCCTCGGTGATCTCGGAGCTTGGCAAGAGGATGAGCTTCAATATTTCTGCGGATGACGGCAGGGCATTGGTGTATCTCAGTCCCAAAATACCATTTGCTTATGATTATGCCGAAAACGATAACGATACTGACAGCGAATATGCATCTCACGGTACTGCGGCAGCATCAATAGCCGCAGGCAATAACGGAGAAGCATCACAGCTGCCGTATAAGGGAGCTGCCTTTGATGCCCAGCTTGCTTTGATGAAGATAGCTGACAGGAGCAACAGGATCAGTACGGCGGCGTTTCTTGCTGCTCTTGATGATTCTGTCAAGCTCGGGGCGGATATCGTGAATATCGGCTTCGGCTCCTATGAGCAGAATGAGATAACGGGGCTGCTGAGAAGCGCCTTTGAAAAAATGAGAAAAGCAGGTATGCTTGTGTTTGCCGCAGCGGGAAACGGAGCCTATAACGGTTATGACGAAGGAGAAAAGCCTGCAGCGGCGGATATCTTTTATTCCTCGGAGAATGTCCTGTCATCAGGCAGAGGAGTGATCTCTGCAGGCTCTGCAGAAAACAGCGTTACTCTGAATAAATCTATCATAATAAACGGAACTAAGCTGTATTATACTGATCTGAGCCAAAAAAGCCTGACTTCGTCAGTCGGCACGGTGAAGAATATAGGTACTGCGCTCGGAGCTTCCGATAAAACGGCACAGTACAATGAGTACATTTATGCAGGTGAATACAGTGGAAAGGACTCTCTCTCGGGTATAAGGATCAAGGGCAGGCTGGTGATCCTTTCCTCGGTGAGTGAGGAGCAGGCTGAGCAGGCCTGTCGGGATGCGACTGAGCACGGGGCGGCTTCGGTGGCGTTCATTGGCGCTTCAAATTATGACATACCTTTGTCAGACATGGATATCCCCGTTATCGGGCTGAATGATGCGAACAGCTCTCTGTTTTCTGATGCTGAGGGAACATTCATTATGGATCTTGACGGAGAGGTGACGGAAACAGGCAAGCCTGCTGCTGTTTCTGAATTCACATCATACGGTGTTTCCGATGAGCTTGATATGGGAACAAGGCTCGTTGCTGTGGGAGAGGATGTTCTTGCGGCAAATGCCGACGGCGGGTTTGAGCTTATCTCAGGCACCTCCGCTGCGACGCCGCTCGTTTCGGGAGCTTATGCCGTGCTCAGACAGTATATCCTGAGCAATGATGACCTCGCGGCAGCATACGGCAGAAACACTCAGGAGCTTATTTCAGAGGTTATGCTCAGCGCTGCTGTTCCGATAGAATACGGAGCCGCACCTTCGGATAATAAGCCGCTTTATTATTCTCCGAGGCTGCAGGGCTTCGGAAAGCTTGACGTAAGCAATGCGATAGGAGCGAAGGCGCATTTTTACGATTTGTCGGGGCTTTCCTCGGTGAAGCTCGGAGACAGCGAGAGCGATACTTTGAAATTCAGCTTTTCTCTGCGGAACGATTCCGAAGAGCCGAGGAGCTTTTCGTTCTCATGCTCTGTTCAGACCGACAAGGCAGTCAAGGCTCAGAACGGGAAAATTGAAAACGCTCTTGAACCGAGATCACTTGATGATGTGTCTGAGGTGACGTTTTACAGCGGTGATGAGCCTGTGACAGAAAAGGAGATCGGCGCCGGAATGAGCGAGGAAATAACGGTGCAGATCAAAATTGAAGACTCTGCTGTTTCTGAGCTGAAGGAGCAATTTACGTCGGGATTCTATATTGAGGGCTATATCTTTGCATCTGCTGAAGGCTCAACGGTGTCTCTGCCGTTTATGGGCTTCAACGGGTCGCTGAAGGATGCTGATATCTTTGACAGCACGGTATATGATGACGAAGCAGCCGTTACGGGGCATGAAAGCTCTCTTGTTGCAGCGGCTTACAAATACGGAAAGAGCACCTCGTGCGAGCTTGTGTATCAGGATGGTGTGCTTCTGTTCTCGCCCGAGGCGGTGAGAAGCTATGAGGACGATACAGAATACGGCAATGCGGTCATACTTCCGGAGCTGTATACTCTGTGCAACGTATATGAGCTGTGCATAAGGATATATGACGCTTCGGGAAAAGCTCTGTTCACGGAACAGCTTGGAGATTTCTCCTCGCACAGATATCCTGACAGAAGCGCGTATGAAAAACTGAGCCTGAGCAAGAGCTTTCGAGAATTCTTCTCAAAGCTTTCACGAGGCAGGTATACCTATGAGATAAGCGCCCGCAATATGCTCAGCAGCGGTTTGCTTTCTGAGGTGAAAAAGACAAGCTTCCGGTTTGAGCTTGACAATGTCAGACCGGATAAGGTCAGCGATGAGACATTTTCCGAAAACGGAAGGCTCATTCTTGAGCTTACGGCGTCAGACAGCGGCGGAATAAGCGGATTTGAGCTATACGGAGCGGCCTATGACAGCAAAAACGACAAATACAGTTATATCGATAGTATTGACAGCGTCATAGAGGCAGGGTATATATCAGATACTGCCTATAGCTTTATGGAAATGAGGATTAATGATAACGGCTCCTATACGTTCCGTTATGATATCACTAACCTCAGCGGAGAACTGAGAAAGCTCTCTGTAAATACCGATACATGGCAGATAAACAGTCTTTATCAGAAAATAGCATACAAGGCTATTGACAATGCCGGTAATTCCTCGGAGGTAAGGCTGGCTGATGCGATAGAATACGGCAGTGCAGAGTTTATATTTACAGACCAGAACGGCAAGCCCGCCCCGGGGATAGGGATCAGGCTCGGGAGCAGCCTGATTTATTCTGACAGAAACGGAAGGGCCTTTTTTGAAAAGCTTGAGCCTGATTACTATCCTGCTGTACTGTATTATGACAGCGAGTTCTATAGCATAGACGTAAAGAGCTATCTTGTCGGCATAACAAAGGAACACCCCGATTACAGAATGGAACAGAGTGTTGAATTTTTCGGGACATATCCCGAAGGACTGAACAGCGATGAAATAGTGATCGAAAAGACAAGAGCGGATAGCTTTTTGGAGGAGCAGGAGAGAGACGAGCCTGTATACGCTTTTGTATTTGTGGGTTCGGTGCTTGCAGTCTGCATAATGCTGTTTATTCTGCGCAAAAGCTATACTCATAAATAGCTTGCAGCAGGTGGAACAATTATCAGGAAATGACGGTCGATAGCATACCGTGGCTTATTGATCGCTATAGTATTTCTTTTCGGTCTGAGCACAGCGGTGTATTGCGCTTGACAATGCATGAGTTTTGCTGTTTAATAGTAGTATAGTGCAAGGAAAACTATGGGTTCAGAGTGATCTGCCCGGATAGATAAACGGAGGAATAAAAGTGGTATATTTGTTTTTAGCAGAAGGCTTTGAAGAAATAGAGGCGCTCACCCCTGTTGATGTTCTTCGCAGAGGCGGTGTGCAGGTGGTCACCGTCGGCGTTGGCGGAGCAACAGTCAAAGGCTCTCACGGGATCCGTGTCGGCGCCGATATAAGCGACAGCGAGCTTGTCAGCTTTGAGGGTGCAGAAGCCGTTGTCCTTCCCGGAGGTATGCCGGGAACGAAAAATCTTGATGCCTGCGGTAAGGTGCATGAGGCGATAGGATACTGCATCGAAAACGGTGTAGTTCTCGGTGCGATATGCGCTGCGCCCTCTATCCTCGGACGTGCAGGCGTTCTCAAGGGCAAAAGGGCTGTGTGCTATCCCGGATTTGAGGGCGAGCTCAAGGGCTGTGTTCCTGCTGAAAATAAGGTCTGCCGTGACGGA